AACAGAATTCCCGGTTATCAATTCGGCATGGTTTAGGTTACATGGGCATGGCGAACTGATAAATGATATACATTTCGAAAACTATGTTAGACTAGCGGACGCCAATCCCCAGACTCATTTTGTCTTATGGACTAAGCGTAGGGATATTATAAATAGGTATTTTAATTCTATTCGTAGAATAGGCGCTTATCTACCTGACAATCTAAGGTTGATCTACTCGAATCCCCTTATTGATTGTGTAATGGTTAAACCGCCCAAGCATTTCGACAAGGTTTTTAATACTGTTTCTTTTAGTCATGAATTAGAGAACTGTACCGGTAAGAAGTGTATAGAATGTCAAATCTGTTATGACAAAAACAATAACCATGAATTTCTTGTGGAAAAGGTTAAGATTCGAAATTAGTACAGTTTAAAATTAAAAATATATAAAATAGTTTCGATCCGTTTTACTAAAAACGCCATTGAAATTTTGCACAGGCCAATATATACATATATTCATAAAAAAATGCATAATATTTAAAATTAAAAAATAAGAAAATCCTAATATTCGGGAAGGCTAATATTAGAACTTTCTTATATAGTAATACCATTACTTTGTAATGTGATGAAATGCTTAAATGAGAACGATAATGAGAAGGATTCGCATTTACTTTTCAGGCCAAAAAAAAGCGCCCCGAAGGGCGCCAATTTTAAATCTGACCAGCTAGGGCGTTTAATAAATCTTTTGTTAGGTATGTTCTACCGTCAATAAATAAAACCTCGCCTTTCCATTCTTTAACAAGAGATTTATAGGCTCTTTCGTCTGGGGTAGCGGTTAGGTGTTGGTAGTATTGCTCAAGGTATTTCGATGGAATTACAACCCGCTTTTTTTCCATTTTCTAAATCCTTGGGGGCCTATGCAAGCGCCCCCGGTAATTACAGATTCCAGATTAGACAAAACAAAACGATAACCAAGCAAATAAACCCCAGTATCATGCAACAGACTCGATTGCGTGTTCTACGTACGCTGCAATTTTGTCCGCGCATTCTGTACATAGTTTATTTTCGTCATCGTTCGCGGTTACAAAAACGTCTATCGGTATGACCTTTTTCTCACATAAGCAACAAGTGTCTTTTGAGGTTGAACGGCGCAACAGCGCCAACGCATTGTCTACCACGTGAGCATCAACGCCCATCAGGTCACCATAGCGATATGGTGTGCCGATTCTTTTAGCTTAGCCAGTGGCCCATGCAATAAAGAGTACATGCGCCCCAGTCTGTCGCTGCCTGGTATCGTTTCGGACTTGTTGGTCACCGGGTTTATCTCACGTTGTCCGCGTGAACGTTTAACGTGATCAGTCCAGTATATAAAGCCATTAAAAGCACCCCATAAATTATCCCGCCTACAATCCAACGACTGGCCTTCACCATCTGTATAAATATTGTCCAGCGTAGTCAGGTCACGTTCAAACGCTGCCTTTTTAACATCAGTCCAGCGTCTATCGTCAGACGCCCTAGGGCTCTGGAAATCGGCAAACGTGCATAGGCTTTTCTTAACCTGATAAATCGTTGCGGCATTGGCCATTAAAACAGTCCGATAATACTCGCGGACTTGTGCGGTAGACATAGCGCGATCCATCATGCGCTGCGCTTCCCGCATTGGTCCGGCAAAGAAATCTAGGCTTTTAACCGCTTCTATAGCTTGCTCTACCGGTAACGGCCTATGGTGCGACCATGTAAGCGTCTCACGCTTATCTGAGCCGTGTTTATACATATATGTACGCCAAGAATTCCAACAAGCGGGTAATGTCGCTTCGGTAAAAATGCGAGTTTTCCGATTGATATAAATCGCGAATGCTACGTACATATGCACTTCTTCGCCTACTGGCATTGACGCACCTTTACGCACCATTCGAAGGTGCCTTTCGGTATCTGTCGGTACTCGCGCAATAGCAAACAACCCGCGCCCGTCATCAACGACTGCAGCCGCTTCAAACTGTAACTTTGTGTTATCTGATACCGCTTGAAAGAACCGAATAACGTCCGAAGGTTGATGACCTTTACCAGTCCAGACCGAACCACAACCCGCGAGCTCTTTAGTGCTACTGTCCGCGTTAACGCGCATGATAGCTTTAGAGTACTTCGATTGTGTTGGTGCACCTAACCAGTCTGGATCGTTGTAGAACAATGGAACAGGTTCATACTTAAAGCTAAAACCCGCGTTGTGCAATGCGTCTGATACGTCTAGACGATTGTCTAACGCTGTCGCGCTTCGATACCATGCATCTGTTTTTTGACCTTCTCTAACCGCGATACTTTCTACTGTGTTTTGTGTATCCATAAGGATATAAAAACTCCGCTCGCTATTGATAGAAACGCAAGAGGATACGCAAGCAATTACCCCCTTGCGCGTTTGCTCCGGGTTTATAGTGACTAAAGACGGTTTAACAACAACCCGTCCGGCCCGAGCGCCAAGAAAACGCTGTAAACGTTCCCCTACAACTACAACCTTATCACCTTATCCTATAGGGATATACATTGCAACCTGTATCCCTACTGCCTAGATACTAATAGACTGTCATTGTCAACCACTGTATGGATTAACAGTATTGACACGGTACTGGATATGTGCTTGTGAGATATTCTCCCCGCCCACACACACAGTTCAAACCAGTTCCAAACCCAAATGAGAATCATTCGCATCTAGCCCATTATACCACACTTTGGGAATACCACCTAATCATTACATTCAAAGGTTAGAATATAATTAAATGCTAATACGTTTGATTCTTTGCCCCTCCCCTCCCAGTGTATGATAATATTAGAAAATGCTAATGTTGTTGCCCCCCGACCCCCCTTTTAAAATAAAAGTCTGGTTAGATATCCTACACACTCACCGGAGGGTAATTTAAAAAAGGGGACATCTACCGTACAAACTACACTGTACTGGTAGGGTAGTACCAGTTTTGGTCTAAAAGCCCGTCACGGGCCTATATGAGCCTCTCAGGGGCATGTATGTGACTAAGTAAGACAAATCCATAGAAGGGAAATTAGAATTATGATGATGCCACCACAACAAGGCGGAATGCCGCCAGAAATGATGCAACAGGCACCAATGATGCCTCAACAAGCTCCACCTGACCCTGCTCAGATGCACGCAGCGGTCGTAGCTCGACTAGAAGAGATAGAAATAGAGAAAGCAGAGCTTATTGGTATCCTCCAGCAGATGGAAGGTGGCGCTCCTCAACAGATGGCTGCTGCACCGCCTATGGGTCCACCAATGGAGCCGGGACTGCTAGGCTAGTGAGAACGAGTAAGCAAGACAAATTCATAGATTCCTATTGTCTTACTGGGAATGCTACAAAAGCAGCAGAAATGGCTGGGTATTCCAAAGCTACTGCTAAACAGCAAGGGTATACTTTAAAGAATCAATTCTCTGGTGAAATTGGGGAGAGGATGAAAAGGATGATTCAGGACTGCGTACCCGGAGCATTGGCGCAGATTAATGACCTAGCCGGTACTGCTGATTCTGAGGGAGTGAGATTGAATGCTTGCAAGGACATCCTAGATAGAGCAGGATTCAAGCCTGTCGATAAACAAGAGGTTTCTCACGTAGAGGCTACTTCTACAGATGAGTTGAAGAAAGAGCTAGAGGCCCTTATAGGGCCGTTGAACTAGATATGTTGCGTATCAAAAGGGTGGGTTTATTTGGGAGGCACCCTCCTTTCTTAGGGCCTAGAAAAGAAGTGTACCTCAGTACACCAAGAACTGGGGACCCCTCTGGGAGAAGGTATAGATCCCATGGAGATACTGAAGAAGTACGGAAAGCCCAGATGGATGCGTTATATGCATCTAACGTAGCTGGTCTGCGTAGCAATAAAAGTATCAATCCTTCAATAGAGCAAGCAAATACAGAGTATGCATTCTCTATACTTGATAATGAGAGAAAGAGGCTAGACTACCTCAGGAGGGCTAAGGAAGCAGCAGGGGCGAATTATACAGGACCCCCTATTATTGATTTTTCTGAAGTAACAAAACAGGGGCTAAGAGGTCATCGTCCCCTACCTAGATACATGGGGTTAGACTCTAGTATATGGGGTGTGTACAACCCAAGAAATATTAGTGGTGACGTAATCCGAGATGCAATACATATTGACCCCGGAAAACATACTAGTAGTTCTGTTGCGTTCACAAGGGGTATGGGTGCTTTAGATTCTCCCTTAAAGGGTAAGCCTATAATAGAGACTGAGATGCACGAGATAGCTCATCGAGTGTTTAGGTCTTTATTGGACGATCCTTTATTCAAAGAAGTACACGCAAAAGCTAATAAAGAAAGAGCCCATACAAGATCAGGCAACCTACTTCCCTTTTTGTACAAAGGTAGCGACACCTACTCCTTTTTAAGGGGTGAAAGATTCACAGGTAATCCACACCAATACCGTGACCCTGACAATTACAGTCGTGAGCACAAAATGATAAGGGCAGCTACTGAAGGCTCTGACCCGACAAAAACTCCCGAGGAAAGGAATTTCGCAAGAAGTAAACATTCTACGCAAGCAAAACAAGACGCAAAGCAATTTAACGAGTTGGTTAGGTTATATTCTATCGAGCGAAAGAAGTTGGAAAGGGCGGAAGAGTTTGAGCGGAGGCGTAGAGAACTGGAGTTAGCTATGTTGCGTAGGGAGAATTCGATAGAGAAATACGGATTTCCCGAGTACGAAAAAATGATGGCATACAAAAAAAAGATTGAGGACAGCAGAAAAAGAATAAAAATCCCGCCGCCTTCACTAGATAATATCAATAAATCCGGTTTATTGTAATGCCATTACAACGGTGTAATACTAAAAGCGGTAAAAAAGGATGGAAATGGGGAAAATCAGGTAAGTGTTACACAACCAAAAAAGCTGCCCAACGGCAAATGAAAGCGATATATGCAAGCGGTTACAAAGGAAAAACTAGAGCAAGCAGTAGGAATAGTTAGGGAATTACGCCAGAGGGAGAGATTTGAGCGTATTGATCTGTACGATCCGTACCCTTATCAGGCTAAATTCCACGAAACTGGTAAATCAGGGTCACAAAGACTCCTGATGGCTGCTAACCGTATAGGTAAATCTTATTGCGGTGCTGCTGAGATGTCTTACCATGTTACAGGAATGTACCCTACATGGTGGAACGGACGGAGATACACGCAACCCATAACAGCATGGGCTGGTGGTGTCTCTAACGAAACGACAAGAGACATAGTACAAGCAGAATTATTGGGTTCCCCTGATGACCCTGAGGCATTTGGCTCTGGCGCAATACCTAGAAAATACATTATAAAGACGGAACGCAAGCCGGGTGTACCGAATGCAAAGAGCGTAGCGTTAATAAAGCATGTTAGCGGGGGGAACTCTTCTTTATTTTTTAAAGCCTATGAGATGGGCGTAGAGAAGTGGCAGGGACGCTCTGTGGACTGTGTATGGCTAGATGAGGAGCCTAGTAGGGAACTCTACTCTCAGGCTGTTACACGCACACTAGACAGGCGTGGGATGGTCTACATGACCTTCACCCCTGAAAACGGAATGACAGAGACAGTTGCTTCGTTTATAAACAACATCCAAAAAGGTCAGTCCTTGACTAACGCTACTTGGGATGATGCCTCAGAAAAGATAAATACTGTTGGGGGCAAAGAAGGACACCTATCTGAAGATGTTATGACCCAAATCCTATCTGCTTACTCTCCGCATGAAAGAGAGATGAGGAGATACGGAAGACCCTCCATAGGTTCTGGGCTTATATTCCCAGTCCCAGAAGAGAAAATAATGTGCGATCCAGTTGTTATTGAGACGCATTGGCCTAGAATAGCTGCGATTGATTTTGGTTGGGATCACCCAACAGCTTTAGTTTGGTGCGCTATGGACCCTGATGAGGAATGCTTTTACGTATATGATTGCTACAGAATGTCAAAAGCGTCGCCATCGGTACACGCACAAACTATACGATCTAGACCTTCTTTTATCCCCATTGCTTATCCCCATGATGGCAATAGACGAGATTCTATGGGTAATCCCGGTTTGGCTGATCAGTATCGTAATTTAGGTTGTAACATGCTCCTAGCGCACTTTGCAAACCCCCCAGCTTTGGGGCAAAAGATTGGATCTTCTTCTATAGAGGAAGGACTTATGGCTATGTTACAGAAGATGGAAGGCGGTAAGTTTAGAGTGTTTAGTACACTGCACGACTGGTTTGAAGAGTTTAGGATGTATCATAGGAGGGACGGTAAAGCCGTACCCCTTAGGGATGACCTTTTGAGTGCTACTAGGTATGCTTTTCAATCACAACGGTTCGCTATTGCTGGCGAAGACCCCACTTGGACAAACGAAGTAGAATACGGAAATTATGGCATTATCTGACGAAGAACTCCTATCTAGGATAAAAATAGAGCTTGTAGACTCCTTAGGGTATGGTGGTGAAATATCCCAACAACGAGCGCAAGCAATAGACTACTATTACGCTAGGCCGTTCGGTAATGAGGTTGAGGGTAGGAGTCAGTTTGTAGATTCAACAGTTCAAGACACCATTGAGTGGATAAAACCATCCTTGATGCGTATCTTCGCCTCTGGTGACGAGATGGTTAAATTTAGCCCCCATGGTCCAGAGGATGTTGCCGCTGCTGATCAGGCAACTGACTACGTAAACTATGTTTTTACTAAGGATAACCCCGGTTGGGAAATTTTATACTCTTGGTTTCACGACGCTCTTTTAGAGAAGAATGGTATTGTAAAGGTTTTCTGGGAAGACTACGGAGAACCTCAAAGGGAAGAGTATCATAATTTATCCAGCATTGAATTAGAAGCGCTATTGCAGGATGAGTCTACTGAAGTGGTAGAGCATACGCTTTACGATGAAAACGACATGAATGATGTTGTTATTATAAGGACTAACGTAGGTGGTAGGATTCGTGTAGAGAATGTCCCGCCAGACGAGTTTCTTATTTCAAGAGAGTCTAAGACGATAGAAGAGGCTAGGTTTGTTTGTCATCGCGTTAAAAAGACATTTTCTGATTTAAAAACTATGTACCCAGATAAGGACTTTGACTTCGAGGACCTATCGGTTGGTGATGACGAGATCGAGTATGACCCGGAAAGACTAGCACGATATTCTGTCGATGGTAGCGGGAATTACGCTTCTGGTTACATAAGCCCTGCTGACCACGAAGATGCCTTGAGAGAGTACTGGTTACATGAGTCCTACATAAAGACTGACTACGATGGTGATGGGATTGCTGAGCTACGTAAGGTATGCAGTATTGGTACTTTCATCTTTTCTAATGAAGAGATTGATGCAAAGCCATTTATTAGTATAACCCCAATAAAAATACCACATAAGTTTTTTGGTTTAGGCGTTGCCGATCTTGTTATGGATTTACAGCTAATAAAATCCACAATAATGCGAAACCTCATGGACAACATGTATAACCAGAACTTTGGTAGGTACGCTGTACTTGAGGGTCAAGCGAATTTAGATGATTTGCTAACACAAAGACCGGGCGGTATAGTGCGTGTTAAGTCTCCCAATGCAGTTATGCCATTAGCTACTCCAGCTTTAGAGCCATACTCATTCCAGATGCTTGAGTACATGGATAGTATACGGGAATCAAGGGCGGGTGTTTCCAAAAACTCCCAAGGACTAAATGACAAAGCTCTAACTTCCCATACTACAGCAACTGCTGTAAACGCCGTTATGACAAATGCTCAATCTAGAATAGAGCTTATAGCGAGACAATTTGCTGAGACAGGCGTTAAAAACTTAATGAGGCGCATATACGAGCTACTTCTAAAGTTCCAAGACAAGGAACGTGTTGTAATGCTTAGGAACGAGTGGGTATCTGTTCGTCCAGATATGTGGAACGACAAAATGGATTGTACTGTTTCTGTTGCTCTCGGAAATGGGTCAAAGGACCAACAGATGGCTCACCTATCCCAAATGATCCAGTTCGCCTCACAGTCGATGAGTGGTGGGTTACCCATCGTTACAGAGCAGAATATGTACAACCTAGGTGTTTCCCTCGTGAAGGCTATGGGTTATCAAAATGTAGACGACTTTTTGACTAAACCTACTGGAGAAGAACGGCCTCCATCACCAGAAGAGCAATCTAGGGAAATGGAACAGCAGATAAAATTCAAAGAGCTTGAGATAAAGCAAGGTGAGCTACAAGTTAAAATGATGAAAGTACAAAATGAGGCTACCGAAGCACAAGTTGACGCGCAGCTAAAAGTTGCAGAGCTAAAGCTAGAGGCTGATCAGAAAAGACCAGTAGCTATAGGAGACACATGAACCGCGAAGCAGAAGCAAAAAGATTACTAGAACACGAATTATTTGTAGAAGCATTTGACACACTAGAGAAAGAGTTGTTATTGAACTGGTCTAGAACCAGTTCAAGTGATGTAAGCCAGCGAGAATCTTGCTGGTTAGCGACGAGACTGCTTGAAAGAATCAAAGCTCATATAACGTCCATAGTTGAAACAGGACACATGGCTAAGGTAATGGAAAAGCAACACCCACATTTATAAGGAGAAGTAAAAATGGCGGATACGCAAACTGCCCCGTCCGTGCCGCAAGGCCCCATAGCTGCTGAAGAAAGCATTGAAGCAGCCCATAACGCAATTCTTGGCTTATTAGATTCCGACGAGGAAAACCCTGATAGTGAGGAAGAGCAAACTTCTGATGAAGAAGAGTCTATAGAGGAAACTCAAGACGAATTATCTGAAGATGATGAAGGGTTAGAGGACCCTGAGGTAGAGGAGGAAGACGAAGAAGAACTGGAAGAAGAGTCTGAAGAAGAGTCTGAAGAAGACGTTTTGTATGCTGTCCGAGTTGATGGGGCAGAGTACGAGGTAAGTTTAGACGAACTACTAAAAGGTTATTCTCGCCAATCCGACTATACCAAAAAGACGCAAGATGTAGCTAATCAGCGAGGCGAATTAGATCAACTGGCACACCAGTATACCTCTGAAGTCGCCCAGATACAAGCAGAGCGTCAGCAATACATTGAATCGTTACAATCTGTACTTCAAGGCTCAATGACTGAGCTTGATCATTTTGCTACTATGGATTGGCAATCTTTAAAAGAATCCAACCCATTAGAGTATGTTACTAAACGTGATGAATACCGTGAGGCTCAGGATCGTATAGGCGCATTACAGCAAGAGCAGACTTTAGTACGGCAAAGACAACAACAAGAAGAGGCGCAGTTAAGGGCTAGAACCCTTAGCGAAGAAAATACTAAACTGGTTGAAAAAATGCCAGAGTGGGGCGAATCTTCTACAAAACAACAGATGGCTACTGACCTACGCGATTACGCTGGTTCACAAGGCTTTATTAGGGAAGAAATCGAGTCTTTAATAGACCACCGATCCCTTATTGTATTACATAAAGCAATGATGTACGACAAGCTAAATTCAGGGGATGTACGCAAGAGAAAAGTTGTTAATAAGCCAAAAGTCATCAGATCAGGCAAGGGAACAAGCAAGAAACAGGATGTATCGAGAAAGCGTAACGCGCAGATGAAGCGTCTTAAAGAGACAGGTCGTATAGATGATTCCGTAAGTCTCTTTGAGGATTTTATAGACATTTAAAATAGGAGGATTGCATTATGGCAGTTCCTGCAAATACTAGGCTAACCTTTACCGGCATTGGTATTAGGGAAGACCTAAGTAACATTATATACAATATTAGTCCAATGGACACACCATTTCTTAACGGGTGTGGCAGAGGAACCGCTGATAACACTCTATTTGAGTGGCAGACAGATGAGCTAGCGACTCCTGCCGCTAACAGGCAGTTAGAAGGCGATGATTATGCTTCGACTGCTGCAACAGAGCCGAGGCGTTTGACAAATTACACCCAAATCTCCGCAACGCAAGTCCAGAGTTCTGGCACTGCTGAAGCGGTTGATTTTGCTGGGCGTAAATCAACTCAGGCTTATCAGCTTGCTAAACGTGCTAAAGAAATGAAGCGCGATATGGAACAGATGCTACTTGATGGTACAGC